TTATTATGTACGGCTACAGATAAGCGACATGTGGCAAACATTGCTTGGACCTATTGTTGATCTTGTTGGTGGTCATCTGCAACGCAAGGCAGAAGAGAAGAAGGCTGTACACGAGCGTAAGCTAGAGGTTATTAAGCAGGACAGTAACTGGGAAAATATTCATGCTAGTAATGCAAACAGTTCATGGAAAGACGAGTGGTTTACCATCCTGTTTTCAATCCCATGTATTCTTGCGTTTTTTCCTAGCATGGTGCCTGTAGTAATGGAAGGCTTTGCTGTGCTTAATGGTATGCCTGATTGGTACAAAGGTTTCTTAGGGGCTGCTGTGGCGGCATCGTTTGGTCTTCGTGGCCTAGCTAACTGGAAGAAATAAGATGGCAACGTTAGAAGATCTTTTAAGAGAAATAAGCCAAACACCTATTCCAGAAGAAATGGGTCAAGAGGCGCAAGAAACCTTCCAAGAAGGTGATGTAGGTGGCGGTGGTTTGTTTGGGCAGTACTCTATTACTGATCCTTTTTCTATTTCTATGCTACAGGATGCGGCTAGAGCAGGGGCGCTGTCAAACTACTTAGGTCAGTTCGAGGGTAGAACTCCTTTAGATATTATGGAGCTTGATGTACCAGATCAACGAGGAGAGCCGACAGAGTTAGGTGATGTAGAAAGCATCTTTGAAATTCTTGCTCAGGTGATGGCAGGCACTCAAGGAACTATTGGCGGTCTTGATCCTGAAACTGTAGCAGCAGTTAGAAGTGGTATTGATCCTTCTGCGGATGTAGAAGAGCTTAGAGCAATAGCGCAACAAATACTAGAAGCAGGTGGTTATCAAGAATGGCTTGAGCAACAAGATCAAGAAGGACCGCCTGAAGAGCTTCCTACAGAACTAGAAGAAGAGCCTATTGATACTGACACTACAATAGACACTGATGTTGAAGTTGATCCTGACATGCCAATTTATATTCCTTTTCCTGATCTTCCTCCAATAGAAGAAGGCGATGAAAGCGAAGGAGAAAACGGTGAAGGTACAGGCGCTGAAGGTGAAGGTACAGACACGGGTAGAGGACAAGACAGAGGGGACGGTGAAGAACCTCCTAGAGGCGGTGGACGTGGAGGCGGTTCCGTTGGTTACGATCCTGTAGGACAATCAGAACAAGACCCCTTTCGTGTTGTGTTTGGTCCTATTGCTGCTGGATCTTCTGGTGAAGGTGTAGGAGAGGGCGGTGGAGTTGCGTCTACTGGTATGCTTACTCCACGCTTTACTCCTTACATGGCATCTATAGGTTACACGCCTGTTGCTATACCCAAACTTATTCTTCCTCAAGCACCTATTGTAAGTAGTTTATTTAGCGAGTTCTTATCATGACATACCTTAATATAATGAACAGCGTTCTTCGTCGTTTACGGGAAGAAGAAGTTACTACTGTAAATCAAAACACTTACTCCAAGATGGCTGGGGACTTTATTAACGACGCTAAGACAATGGTTGAACAAGCCGCTGATTGGTCTGGCTTGCGTGACAATACAACAGTTTTTGTTACTGCTGACGATAATGTGTATTCCTTAACGGGAAGCGGTGACGATGTAAAAGTAATGTCAGCGTTTAATTCTACTTCGCGTATAGAGCTTGGCTATCAAACAAAAGATTGGTTTAACAACGAAAAGTACGTTAACAAAACGCTACTGATAGCCGCTAAAGGAGGCCTTACAGGACAGCCTCAGTACTACACCTTTGACGGTCTAGACAGCGACGGTAATACTCAAATACAACTTTATCCTATGCCTGATGCGTCTTATCAAGTAGTGTTTCAGTTAGTTAAGCGACAGGCAGAATTAGTAAATAATGATGATAAACTTTTAGTTCCTTCACAGCCTGTGATTCATCTTGCAGTAGCTTTGTTGGCACGAGAACGTGGTGAAACAGGCGGTACTTCTACTGCTGAGTACTTTGCTATTGCTGATAAGTACTTGTCCGACGCTATTGCTATTGATGCAGCAAAGCACCCAGAAGAGATGATCTTTAGGACTATCTAATATGTCTCAAGAACTAAAGAGTATTAATCTTATAGCACCAGCGTTTAAAGGAGTTAACACTGAAGACTCCCCGCTGGCACAAGACCCGTCCTTTGCTGATATTGCAGACAATGCTGTAATTGACAAGCGTGGTCGTATTGCTGCACGTAAAGGTTTTGAAGTTATAACAACAGATAATACACCGTTAGGTTCTAATGCACTAACTGTTATACATGAGTTTGAAAGGGTTTCTGGATCAACAGAGATTTTAAGTGCTGGTAACAATAAACTATTTAAAGGGACTACTACTCTAACTGACATTACTCCCGGCGGTTATACTATTAATGATAACAACTGGAAGGTAGTTAACTTTAATAATAAAGCATATTTCTTTCAAAGAGAGCAACAACCTGTTGTGTATGATGGTACTTCTGCTGTGTTGTTGTCTACAGTATCTGGTGCTGCTGGTATTACTTCTGCAATATACGGTAATGAAGTATTGTCTGCTTTCGGTCGTCTCTGGGTGGCTGACGTTAATGGGGATAAGTCTACTGTTTACTGGTCTGATTTACTTATAGGTCATGATTTTGCTGGTGGTACTAGTGGATCAATTAATTTAGATAAAGTATGGCCTGATGGTTACGACGAAATTGTAGCGTTATCGGCGCACAACGGACTACTAATTATCTTTGGTCGTCATAGTATTGTTGTATACCAAGGAGCGGAAGCGCCAGCAACAATGACACTAGCTGATACTATAAATGGTGTTGGTTGTGTTGACAGAGACACGGTGCAGTATACAGGCACAGATGTTTTGTTCTTGTCACACACAGGTCTGCGTAGTTTTAGACGTGTGATTCAAGAAAAGTCAATGCCTATAACGTCTTTGTCGAAAACAATTACAAAAGACATTGTTGCTTTATTACAAACAGAAACAGAAAGTTTTAGATCTTTATATAGCCCAGAAGAAAACTTTTATCTGATTACATTTGCAGGACAAACAACTACCTATTGTTTTGACACTAGAGGTACATTAGAAGACGGGTCTTACCGTGTTACTCGTTGGCCTAGTTCTATTTTTAAATCTTATAAAAGACTACAGAGCGGTGAAGTATACATAGGAACAACGCACGGTATCAGCGAATACAGAGGATACAAAGATAACAACGACAAGTATCGTTTTAGATACTACAGCCCTAGTTTGACTTTTGGTGATGCTGCTCGTGTTAAGTTTTTAAAGAAAATTAAACCAACAATAGTAGGCGCAAACAACTCTACAGTATTTATGAAGTTTGCCTACGATTTCAATACAGTTTACAGAACAACAGAGTTTACAACTGGCAGCCAAATCCCTGCTTTTTATGCAGTGAATGAGTTTGGTCCTAATTCAGTGCCGTTGTCAGAGTTTACGGCAGGTCAGTTAACTAATCAAGTAAGCCTTAATGCTGCTGGTGGAGGCACCAGTGTTGTTGTAGGTCTTGAGTCAGATATAGACGGATTTCAACTTTCTTTACAGGAAATAAATATACTAGCTTTGATAGGTAAAGTATTATGAGCAATGGACTAATGGGTATAAACCCTACTTTGGATTTTCAAAGACAAATGAAAAATCAAGGCGGTATTCTTCAAGATGCTACTGATGGTGACGTTATTGGTACGGAAGAAGTCATGGATATGGCAGGAGGAGGCACTAGTCTTACTGACGCTCTTCTTAGTTTTTTAGGTGGAGGCGGTGGACAGGGTCTTGCTGGTCTTGGGTTACTTACAAGTGCTTATGGCAGATTAGGTGATATCGGTCAACGAGGATTAAGCTTAGGTCAAGAACTTGCACAGACTCAGTTAGAGCAAGCAGCGTTTAGACCGTACACTGTTACTACTGCTACTGGTGGACAGTTTATGGCTGGTCCAGAAGGTCAGTATACAATGGCTGTTTCTCCTGAAGAACAAGCTTTGCGTAACCAGTTGTTTGGCGGCGCTGGTCAGTTCTATCAGCAAGCGGCAATGCCTACAGCGGATCGTGAGGCTGAGATCTTCGAGAGAATGCGAACTACCATGTCTCCTGAAGAGGAACGTCAACGTCTTGCATTAGAAGAAAGACTAGCAGCACAAGGTCGTTTAGGTGTACGTACTGCACAGTTTGGCGGTGCGCCTGAGCAGTTTGCATTGGCCCAAGCTCAAGAAGAAGCACGTAACAGAGCTATGTTAGGTGCTATGCAACAAGCTCAAGCAGAGCAGAGACAACAAGCAGCACTAGGGCAGCAGTACCTCATGGGTAGTTACCTACCACAGCAACAAATGCTTGCAGCGCTGTCTCCCGGACAGACTGCGGCGGCTCAAGCACAGCAAGCTCAGTTGTATGGTACAGGACTGTTTGGTGAAGCTACTGCTTCTGGTATTGATGCGTTGTTAGCGTCAGGTCTTGGACAGGCTAACTTGATGGGTGCGGCAGGTACTGGCCTGTTAGCTGGTTTGTTTGGTGGAAGCGGTAGTGGTAGTGGTGGTTCTAATCCTGTTAGAGATTTGATCGACTACTTTAGAAACAGATAAGAGGTTTTAATCATGGCTACATTTGGTAGAAGTTTTTTGCAATCTGCAACACAGCCTGCCTATATGCAAGGATTGTTTACTGCTGCCGCAGGTCTAGGTAGTATGCCTCGTCGTAGACGTGAAGAAGAAGAAAAACAAGAACGATTAGGAATGTTACGTAGTCTTAGCCCTTTAGACGCTGCTCAGTATAGGATTGATACAGCTAAAACAGAGCAAGAACTACTAGCAGGTCAGCAAGCGTTACAAACAGCAAAAACAGCCGAACGTGAAGATTTAATGCGTAGAGGCGGTGAAAGTATTAATGCAATGGTAGGTATGTTAATTACTGAAACAGACCCTGCTCGTGTTAACATGATAGAAAAAGGCATACGAGAAGTTGCTGGGCGTTCTGGTAGAAACGTAGCCGCTATAGAAAATCAATTAGTAAATATACGTCGTCAAAAAACTACAGAGGCTCAAGAACAAGAGTACAATACTTTTTTTGATACGTATGTTCCCGATGATAAAAAAGAAGAGTATCGTGGTCTTACTAAGGCTCAGATACTTTCTAAGCTAGATGCTGAAAGAGATGTTAATAAAGCAAAAGAGTGGGCTAACTGGCGTACTAGTAATAAAATAACTAATGAAAATAGGCAAGAAGCTATTAACCTTGCTGTTGAAGTATTTGGTTCTCGTGCTGCTGAAGAAGTAGCTAGTTTAGAAGCTAATCAACTTAATGCAGAACTTAAGGGCAGAAAGAAAAAAGTAAGGGTGGCTTATCAAGGACAGGGAGATCCTTGGTTGGGCGAAGAGGGTAAAATACAAACTAAAGATCAAGAAATTACTTTAGATGAAAACGGTCAAGTACCACAAAGATTTAAAGATATGTGGGAAGATACGGCTGTGTCAGTTATAGGTATAGACTTTGATTATACTTGGCCTCCTGCTCCTCCTCTTAAACAAACACCTCCACCACCCTCTTCTCCTACTCCTCCAGCAGGTGGTGCTGCTTTAACTCCTCGTCAACTAAGAGAACTACAAGGTAAAAAATAATGCCTACTATTTCTACAAAAACAGAAGAGCCTATTGGTGATACTGGTTTTGACTTTGAAAAGTATGCGGATACGCCACTAGAGCAGATACCAGACGATCAACTACTTCTTTTATTTCTTGATACACCAATCAATGAAATACCAGAGCAAGTCAGGGCTAGAGTAACTAACCGTCTTGTAGCAGAAGAAGCAGAACGTAGAGGCCCAGAAGAAGCTGGGTTTAGCGGTCTTACATCTGAAGAAGCGACAGAGTTGGCCGCATTCGCCCCTGCTGGTATGGGCTATCAAAGAATCAATGCCTCTTCATTAGAAGGCTTTAAAGACGGCTTACTAGATTCTTTGCGTGGCTTAGGACTTGCGCCTAAAAAGACTTTTGAAGAAGAGTTTGAAACTCGCGTAGAACTAGCCAGAGCGCCTGAAGATTACTTCTCAGGTATGTTTACAGGTGCTGTTGTTGATCCTGTTGGTTTAGCTGCTGGCGGTGTTGGTGGTAGGTTAGCTGTAGCAGGCGCTACTAAAGCTTTGCCTAACGCTCCTAGAGTAGCTACTGCTTTAGGTATTACTGCTGGTGGTGGTGCAGAAGGTGCTGCTCAGGGTGCGCTTATTCCTGTATACGAAGAGTTTGGCGACAGCCGCTTAATGAATACTCTTTACGGTGCTGGTATCGGTACTGTATTGGGTGGCGCTGTTGGTACTGCAGGGGCCGTTGTTACTCCACCTCTACGTGCGCCTGAAGTAAAACCAGAACTAGCTCCACAGCCTGTATCTTTACAACCTACTGCCCTTGCTGGTCAAGACTACAAGCCTCGGATGAACAGACCTGTAGAGACTCCTGTCACTACTGCCGCTGTAGAGCCTACACCTCAAGTTACTCGTTCTACTCCTGCTACTCTTAAAGTACAAAACATAGACCAGCAGATTGCGGATCTTGAGCAGAAGGCACAACAAGTAGGACGTAAGAAACGTAAGCCTATCGAAAAGCAGATAGAGAAGTTACGTGTTGTTAGGCAAAATGAACTTAACCAATCTAACGCCCAAGCCGCTGTTATTAAAGAGAAGGTTGTATCGCTAGAGAACCAGCTAGATAGACTAGCCCGTCGCAGAGAAGAACTACAACCCGGAGAAGCTGGTGCTAAGGCTAGGCAGGCTCGTGCAGAACGAAGAGCAGAAGAACTACAACAAGAGATAGATACGCTTACTGGGTTAGATTACTCACCTAACGGCGGATACGTTGTTACTATATCAGGCGTAGGATACGATAATCCTTTGCAGATTGTCAACAAGAAAAACAGATTAGAGTTGAATAATCCTACTGGTGCAGAGATCAGTGTTAAATTAGAACCCCCTAAGCCTACTGGTGATCCTGTTACTGATGCAGCGAACAAGTTAAATTATATTCTTAATTCTGACGATGCTGCTCCACGATTAGGATTAGATGCTCCTCCTAGTGCGTCGTCTGCTGGTGTACGTCCTGCAGTACAGTATGCACAAGAAGTATCAGCAGGCATTGATGAAGCAGCAGCGCGTCGTGCTGGTGAGATGCCACCGTCTACTGCTAGAGATAGAGCAGATATGCCTGTAGGTAGAGACATAGGCAGACAAGAAGAGATGACCCAAGAAGAAATAGGTCGTCGTGCTGCATTGCTCGCTGCATCAACAGAGCAGAAACAACGTCAACAAGCTAAACAGATGGGCTTTAAAGATGAAGACGTTGACTGGGCTATTCAGAATCTCCCTACTATTTCTGAGCGTAAGTTTACTTATGAAAACGTAGAGCAAGCAGCGGCTCGATTAAAAGCAGGTCCAATTGGTAGAGACTATGATACACTCGTAGACTTTATTATGGATCAGCCTCAGAACAGAATTTTTAGCGATGTAGAAATGGAAGCACTACGTCCTTTGTTTATTGAAGCTAATAATAGAGTAGATCAGACCCTAAAACAGATGCGTAAGCTGAAAAAAGACGGTCAAGCTGATAGTGCTGAGATGGTTAAGTTAGTAGAAGACCTGTACTTTAATAATTATATTGCAGAATTACAACGCACTAACGGTCGTGCTGCTTCTCATGTTTTACTACAAGCTAAAAAGACTAAGCGTTTTGTGGCAGAAAATACACGTCGTGTTAATCGCAATCAACTAATCACCAACCTGTTTGGAGTTAAGTGTGGCTAGAAAAGTTATATCAAAAGAGTGTGAAGAAAGCGTTAACAGGCTTCTTGCTGCCGTTGACTCTATGCCTGAAGAGTTTGATTCTATACGTCCAGAAGTT